TGCGTACCGGCAACCGTGGCTTCGTTTACGAAGAGTTCCTGCGTGATCTGGCTGGGTTCCGTGGCCGTCGCATCTACCGCGAGATGCGCGACAACGACCCTACGGTGGGCGCAATCGCGTATGCCGTGGAGATGATGTCCCGCTCCGTGACATGGCGCGTAGACGGCAAGGACAACAAGCAGAATGATTTCATCGAAGAGTGCATGGAGGACATGAGCCAGACGTGGCCCGACCTCGTCGCCGAGATTCTGTCTTGCGTGACTTATGGCTGGTCCTGGCACGAGGTTGTTTATAAGCAGCGCTTGGGCAACAACAAGGACGCCAGTAAGCGTTCCAAGTACAAAGACGGCAAGATTGGTTGGCGCAAGATCCCGATCCGTTCCCAGGAGTCTTTGCTGGAATGGATTTGGGATGACGAGGGCGGCGTCCAAGGTGTAGTCCAGGTAGCCCCGCCGCGCTATCAACGGGTAGAGCTGCCTGTGGACCGCAGCCTGCTGTTCCGGGTCGGCTCAACCAAGGGCAATCCTGAAGGGCGCTCGATGCTCAGGAACGCCTACAGGCCCTGGTTCATGAAGCGGCGCATCGAGGAGATCGAAGCTATCGGCATCGAGCGCGACTTGGCCGGTATGCCGATCATCTATGCCGGTGCCGAGGCGCAAGCCAAGTATGGCCCGCTGCTCAAACAGATTCTCCGTAACGTCCGCCGCGATGACCAGGACGGTCTCATCATTCCGCTGATCCTGGATGAGAAGGGCAACAAGCTTCTGGAGTTCACTCTGCTATCGGCACCCGGCAACCGGCAACTGGACACGCACGTTACGATTGACCGCTACGCCAAGAACATTGCCATGACGGTGCTGGCCGACTTCATCATGCTGGGCCAAGGCAGCCGTGGCAGCAGCGGCGGCAGCTACGCATTGGGCGAGGCCAAGACAGAAACATTTGGCCGTTCGCTGGAAGCCGTATTGCAATCCATCGCGGCGGTATTCAACCGTCACGCGATTCCCAGACTGCTGGCCAAGAACGGAATGGACCTGGAAGACTCTCCGGAACTAAAGCCGGGTCCGGTGTTCACTCCGGACTTGAAAGACTTGGCAGCCTGGATTACAGCTCTTGCCGGTGCCGGTGCTCCGTTGTTTCCAGACATCGACCTGGAGAACTACCTGCGCAAGGCCGCATTCCTGCCCGAGCGCACCGAGGACAGCATGGCGCTGGCTTCGCCGGGTACCAGCGCCTCTCCCTTGCTGCAAGGTAACGAGGCTACTGCGCCGGGACAGCCCGGGCAACCGAAGGTTCTGCCACCGGCAAAAGACGAAGATGCCGCGCCGGTCAAAGTGAACAGGCCGAATGTGAAAGACGATCTAGAGGGCAGGGTGAACCGGCCCAAAGCCAGAGTCAACCCACCCAACCCGATCCCTCCAGGAGGCAGGCCGAAACCGCCTGCGGGGGGGCAAGGACGTCGATACCGTCCGTTAGGAGGTACAAACCTCCACCCACAGCTTAAAAACCCGTCTCAGGGGCGCTAATAGCCAGCAAACCATGCTCGCCAGGGTCATTCCGGTCTACAAAACTCGAAAACGGTCGCATGCGGGGCCAAACCACCCGCTGATCCACACCATGACCCGGCAGCAGCCCAAGTTCGCAGCCGGGTTCACGAGCATGGTGGACGCCGCCAAGAAGCAGGTGAAGATCGGCCAGTTGACCGCAGCTCTGGCCGACAAAGACTGGAACCGGGTATTGCAGATGCTGAATCTGAAAGACACTCTGGTGCAGACGGCCCAAGGCTTCGGAGTGCTGCATGGTCAGATCAGTTTCCGCGATGCTCTACGGCAGACATTTTACGCCGGGATGCAAGTTGGAATGGACGTGTTGGACAAGTTCCAGGTACGCAAGATTTCGATTGCCGGTGCGATGAGCTTCGATGATGTGAACCCGGAAGCTCTGGAGTTCCTGAGAGATTACGAGATGGACATGATCACGAATGTCAGTCAGGCCACTCAGGATGCCATCAACGCCATCGTGTTGCGGGCGTTTCAGGAAGGCGGCAACCCGCTGGATCAGGCCAGAGAAATTCGGAGCCTGATCGGGCTCACTCCACAGCAGGCTACTGCCGTGGACAACTTCCGGCGAGCGCTGGAGAGTCTGGACTTTGACGGCGCTCTGGATCGGTCATTGCGTGACCAGAGGTTTGACCGGACTTTGATACGGGCAGCAGGCAGCGGTACCGGACTGAGCGCGGATCAGATCGACAATCAGGTAGAAAGATACGCTTCCCGCACTTTGAACTACCGGGCTCTGACGATTGCCCGCACGGAAACAGCAAGGGCCGCGAACCAGGGGCAGAAAAACTCCTGGGCTCAGGCAGTGAAGCAGGGATTCCTGGACCCGAGTGAAATGTACCAGAAAGTAATTCTGGGTCCCGACCCTTGCGAGATCTGTTTGCAGATCGCCGACATGAACGATGAGGGCGTGCCGGTTGACGAAGCGTTCGATGTTCCGGATGAGGCCACAGATGACTACATGCCTTTTCATCCGCGCTGCTTACCGGGTGACACTCACGTATTTTCCACTTCTGACGTTACGGGCTATAGTGCGCGGTGGTATGACGGTGAGCTTGTTGTCCTTCGCACTGCCCTTGGCCACTATCTCCGCCTTACCCCAAATCATCCGATACTGACGGACCATGGATGGGTTGCGGCGGGCCTGCTTGAAAAAGGCGGCAATGTAATCAGCAGTCTCCTCGGAGAGAGGGTAGTGGTTGGTAACGACCACAATAATCACATGCCACCCACTATCGAGCAGGTAGCGCAGGCGCTTTGGCGCTCTAGCCAAATGCGTTCCTGTAAAGTGCCAATAGCCCCCGAAGACTTCCACGGCGACGGGGCTGGCTCCAAGGTCGCAGTTGTAGGGGCCAATCGCTTGTTGTGGCACGATAGGAACACCTCGATTCCTAAGCAGGCGCATAAGCTGGGCTTCCCTCACGTTCACCTTCGCGCTGGTCTCTCTGACGCTGGAACGAAGGCACAGTTCCTTCCAGGGCGCGATTCTGCCTCTAGCCGCATCGTGCGCGGGAGCAACCATGGCAGCTCGCTCTTTGGGGGTAAGCCCTTTCCAGCGCTTCTTGCCCCACAGACTGCGTTTGCTGCGCCCCTTCTTGCTGCGCCAGAACGTATGTGCTCTAGTTACCTGCGCCGCCCGCTGTTCGGGGGTCATCTTAGACCACCAAGCCTTTTTGCTTTCAGAGGGAGAGCGACGGGCAACCCCTTGTCTTTTAAGGAGCCCCAAGATTCTGTCAACAGAGACCCCAACGATTTCAGAAACATTTTGGGAGGAGTATCCGCTTTTGTAAAGACGGATTGCCTTCTTAGTGTCGAACGTAGAACATTCTCTGGGCACGTTTACAATCTCCAAACGGAACTGGGCTGGTATGTGGCAAACGGTGTTATAACACATAACTGCTTCTGTGTGCCGGGGCTAGTACGTGTATCGGCCAACGATGATGAAGAAGATGACGGAGAGGGAGAATAATGGCCGCTCATTCTAACAACTGGGCCACGGTGGACGTTCAAGACCATCCGCCTGTGCCGTTCACTGGGCACGACGATTTGGCTACGGCATCCAAGGACTTCAACCCCGATCAGCCACGGGATGAGCAGGGTCAGTGGGCCTCGGGCGGCGGGAGCAGTGGCGCAGTACCCAGCCTGACCTCGCGGCTGGCTTCCCGGAATGCAGAGGATCGGTCTTTTGCCAAGGATTGGTCGGAAACGAATACCGAGCACGGGTTGAAGAGCCTTCAGGATAAGCTGCTGGGCATCGGCGGTTACGCTGTAGCCTCTGCGGCGCTGGATGAAAAGAAGGAATACCAGAAAGCCAAGCTGATTCAAGCTGACGGTAAGCTGATGTCAACTACGGGAGCGGCGTTGAAGGTTCCCATGGTCGATCAGGAGTGCCACTGGAATGCGGCGGCTCTGTTCCATACAGGAAAAGTCGATGCGATTGGTACCGGCTACGCTTTGGGAGCGGGAAAGCATGTTACAGACGATACTTGGTTCCCACACTCCTGGGGAATTAAGGATGGCAAGATCGTAGAGACCACCAAGGCCAACTTTCCAATCAAGAAATATTTCGGGATTACTTTGACCGGCAAGGATGCCCGCAGGTTTGTTTCCGCCGCCGCGCAAAACAACATCATCGAGAACATCAAAGAGGCGAAAAAGTGGAACCCTTAAACTCACCGGC